TGGTTGATGAGTTCCGTGATATGGGACTGATTACGAAGGCGAAGAAGCGCAAGAAACAGGACGAAGCGACCCGTTTGAAGTTTGAAGAACTTGACAAGAAAAATGCGCGAGCGACAGGGCCATTGATGAACCGAGAGTTCAACCGAATGGTGTTTCAAGAAAAGATGAGTCCTGCTGACGCACTTGAGGATTTGACCTTGTTGCTCAACGAACGGTTCGCGGAGATTATTTCACACGACCCCGACACAGTAAGCGAGGCAGGGATTGACTACGATGAACAGGAGTTGATTACACCCGCGATGAGCGATTGGTTGAAAGGTAAATACAATGATTTGGTGAAAGCCGGAGAGATTGCACAAGATGCCTTAGACCCTGCTATTTTTACCGCGACCACAGAATCAAACTCACACCCACATTGGTTGGGAATGTTGCCTTCGTCCATACGCGACGAACCACAGAAGTCTGCCAACAATTTGGTGTATGAAGAGCATGCGCTTGGTGCGGCATGGCATGAGTTCTTGGAGGGTGCAACCGAAGATGGTCGCTTTGAGTTGGACGAGAAGGCGATGCAGGACTTTTATGCGGCTCGCGCCGAGCGAAAAAGATTAGCCCAACAGCAACGAGAAGACGCGGAAGCAGACTTTGAACGCGATGATGAAGAATCACCAATAGGTGATGATTATGGCAAAGACCTCACAGAAGGAGAGATAGATGACACATACGCTCAAACAGACCGGGCCAAGAGAGGTTACGAGCGATTCTTTTCCCGACAGCGATTGCGACCGAGAGGTGGCGAAAGAGAGGGTAGCGACATCAAACCTATTGGCAAATACAGCGACATGGCAAGCACACTTGCGGACATGCTGATTGAAAGCACAAAGGGTGAGGTTGACCGCCTTTATGACTCCTACCATAAGGACAAACAGATGCAAGATTGGAACGACATGCAAGAGCGTCATGACAAAGAAGTAAGGCAACCAAGCAAAGACCCGAATAGGAAGGGACGACTACTACCAAAGAAGGTAAGAGAGCCGATATTGCGCAGACAAGAGCAAGAAATCTCACAATGGAACGATTACCAAGAACAACTCAAAAACCGCTTGCGATACATGGCAAGGAACGAGAAGTTTCAAGCCATGCAACAAGAGGTGAATGAACACGCTCGCGAGGCATTGAGAGTGCGAAACATTGGTTTGGTTGGAAGCAAAAAAGGGCGCGCACCAAACATTGTTACACCTGCTTTGAAGCAAATGGCAAAACTGTTGGACCTTGATGTTCGCGGAGTAAACGCGCCCGATGTTATGCTTGAACCCCTCAAGGTTTTGATGGGTGATAAACCCCGTCGCGCTCTTGTGTCAAGTTCCTACCAAACCGAACTCGGAAGAGAGTTGGATAAATGGATTGAGGGAGGCAACAAGGCTCACCCTGCTATTGAAACGAGCATCAATCCCGGCGGACACATGCACACTGCGGGTCTTGTGCAACCAATGGGAGATGAACGCGGTGGTGGTCCGGGCTTGTCTATGTCCGGTGATGACGCGGGCGAAGGATATGTCGGTGAAGGTGGGGGCGGTAGGTTTGATGAGGCCATAGAAGAAGAAGGCGGGCAAGATGTCAACCTTGCGGGAGATGATGCCGCTTCACCGGAGGCGGCGACACGCGTTGATGACTCTTCGGCTTTGGGTTCGGGTTCAACACAACTTGACCCAAGCGATGATAAGATGCGCGCAAGGGCTATGGCTCTTATTCGCGATAAAAGCAAGGGTGGTGTCTTCGGAGAAGAGCAACGAGGAAGATATGAAGGGTCGTTGTGGATGAGTCATAAAGACGAATTGATGCGCAAGGTCAAGCGTGGCGAGATGACAAAGGAACGCGCTCTCGCTGAACTTGGCGAAGCCTATTTTGACGAACATGAGTTCAACCCCGAACACGGATATGCGATTCATAGCATGGACCAAATACCCGAAGTCCACGACCCCTCGCACCCGCTTTACGGTAAAGACGCAAATGAGCGACAGATGTTCGCGGAGAAAATGTTAGACAGTATCATGGGAACATTCGGTATGATTCAAGGTATCAACGCTATGCAAGACGCTAAGGCCGCAGGTGATGAAGAAGGTTGGGCGCACAATGATTCGTATAGAGTCAACAATGTAGGCGACTTGAAGAACTTGTTTACTGCACCCGCGATACACGAACACGGCGATGAAGACCGAGCCGAAGAGGACGAAGCCGCGTTTGCTCAACAGCAATTCGCAGGACGATACTTGGAACAGTCAAGTGAACTCATGCGAAAGTTTGAGCAACTTGGTGTGGACTACAACGATGTTGTCAATGAGATAGTTCGCGTTGTTCAAAAACGCGCACGACGCGCTCAAGGGCGACAGGCAGAAGACGAAGAACCATTGAGTGATGACCAAGCGTTTCAAGAAGCATTCATGAACATTGTGACAGGCGCGGGCAATCAACAGTTTATGGCTCAAGCAACTGAACAAGAACAGCGAGAGATGGAAGACCAAATCCAACAACTTGAGGAAGTTGTTGATTCGCACCGACAAATGTATGAGATGACAGGTGATATGACCGATGAATACAGAAGTGCGCGAAGACAACTTGCCGAGTTAAAACAGAAGTTGCAATCGGCAAGAAGAGAGGGTGGTAGCACCTCCGCACTACCTTTTGCGCGCAGTATTTTCTATGCAATGAAGAACCGAATTGATGCACGAAACGAAGATGAAAACTACATCAACAAGGTTAAACGACAAACTCACAATCTCATGGGAGGCAACATTGCAACCAAGAAAGATTGCGACGCGTGTGTTGGTAGCAAAGAACACTTTGTCAATACAACAAAGAGGGCTTCGCACAGCAATTCGCATGAAAAGATTAACCGAGCGCGAGGCGCACAAAGCCCATTCGTTTACATGAAAGTCAATGTTCCCGACCTCAAGAACATACCGCGAGAAGGCAAAAGTGGACAAGCCAATTTAGAATCAATGGCTGACTTCTTGGGGTTGGATTGGAACATCTTAGACAACTACACCGACTACGCTATCAAAGACATTCTGTATGAAGCGATGGTGAAAAACAAGCAAGACGCAAAAAACATCAGCGAACATTTCAATCTCGTTCCGCGACCGCAAAACCTTGAGCCTGTGGGGGCGGCGACAATGAACCCTGCACAGTTGGTGCTGATGTCGCGTTTGTTCCCCGACGATTACAATGCATTCCGAGCGCGTGAAGAAGAAAACGACATCATGACGCAACAGCGTCAATCAATTACAAGCGCGCTCAATCTATTGCACGAATTGCAAACAACGGGTTTCAAGTCAAAAGTCAACATGAACAAACTACCTTTGAGCAATCGCGACAAAAAGAAATTGATAATGGAAATCTTAGTGCATGGCGGTGGTCGCAAAACAAGCGAGTTGAAAGACCAAATGCAACAACTCAAAGAACGCCGCGCAGGTCTTGGTGAAGAGTTCAAAGAGTTCTTCGCAAATCAAAACAACAGTGATTTGTTTGCTACATACAGCGACGCAAGAAAAACAGTTGAGGGCAAAGACCCCAACATCTTTGGCGACTTGCGCGCAAGAGTTGATGCAAAAAAGAAAGAACTCGGACGACGCGTTAAACTACCAAAAGGCACTGCAATGAGTGGAGAAGACTACTTGAACGAGGTGTTCAACGCTTACCAAACTTATGACCGAGAGATGGCACAATTAAAGGAAGCATACGATAAAGCAAAAGAAAATGTCAAGCAATACGACACGCAGGGAATCGGCGCGTTGGTGCAGATGGCGAACGAGATTGTTCCGTTCTATACCAAACAAATGAAAGAGCAGAAAGGAAAACCGGAAGGTGATTCTCTCCCTGTCAAAAATCGCGCTACAAAGAAGTTTATTGAGAACATGATGAAACAGTATTACACTGAACCAAACGGTATGCCTTCGCGATTTGTATTTGTAGGAGCAGAAAAACCTCCTGTTCTTGATGAACCCACTCGCCGTCGCGGAACAAGTTTAGCAGAAGCACCTTATTCGTATGATGACAAACCTGTTCTTCGCAGACAAAAACTTGGTAGCGAAAAACAATGGGTGACAGGTTCGGGTGCTACACTGCGTCATGGTGGCGACAGAAACTTTGGTTCAATCTTTGGTGCAGAACAAGGTGTGTTCTCAATACCTCACATCAAGAACATTTCGGAGATACCCGCGATGTTGAAGATTATGAAAGAGAACGGTTGGGAAGGTGAGATTGACGAAAGCCCGGCTGAAACAGAACGCATGAAGCGCGACAAGAACTTCTTTGAAGGCATGTTTGGCAAAAAGGAGGCCGAAGAAGCACCGCCGGAAGAAGACGATGGTTTGATGTCCGAGTTAGAAGCGCGACGACGCAATCAAAGTGATATGACAACCAATGCAGATAAGCGCAACAGGGACAATCAATTGGGAACACCGTCGCATTGTGGTTTTTGTCGCGGGCATGGTTCTGTGCCGATTGAAAAACTTGCAACTTATTTTGCGGCACACAATTCCGACCTTCGCCATCTCAATCATTATGACGAAGAAATGATGCACTATATTTCGCAACACGGTCGCCCTGTCAACACACCTTCGTTTGACCACCATCGCGAACAGCATGGTGAGAACGCATACCACGACCACGAACACGCGGCATACGCGTGTCCCGATTGTCAACACGAAGACAGCAGTGTAAGGGGAGGTCTATGTTCCGATGGTCTATGCAATCACTGTTTAGGTCGCGGAGAAATTGACCCGAAGGATAAACCAAGAATGGCTGTGTTGATGAATGAACGACTGAAACATGACCATCACTTTGGCACTCACGCAACACTTGAGGATTTGTCCCGCAGACTTGCTCGTATGCCGTGGACGCATAACGCAATCAAAGGCATGGGTCTTGATGATGTAATCAACATACCTACGCGTGTTGACGAAGACACTCCCGGCAGTAGTGAAATGAGCGAGAAAGACATTCAAGAGTTGCTTGCGCGATTCCCTGCTCGCAACAATGACGCGTTGATGCCGATGGAGATGCTGTTTGATTCAGCAATGAACGGAGAGTTCCCGAATGTTTTGTCCCCCGACCAATTACGCGAGGCAAGAAAGCGACGACAAGCCGCAGAAGAAAAGCGAGGTCATCTTCGCGCAATGAAGCACGAAAAGGTCAAGCGAGAAGAGGCGGCAGACGAATTGGGCTACCAAGATACTGCAATGCGCGAATCCGACCCAATGCGAGAAGCAATGTCATTTTTACCTTCTCACGCTGTTAGACAGACGCAAAACGGAGTGCTTAGAAAATTACTAATGAATCATCTTGGAAGATTGACAACGAAGTTGCAAGACCTCAACGCTGATGAGTCGGTCATGAAACACGCGCAAGAATTGGTTGATGAGATTACAGAAGGTATTGAAATTAAAGTAGAACCAAACTCAAACTTCATTTTAGGCGGCTCGGCTCATTTTGGAAGCGACGCGCATTTTGATAACAGAACACTCAACCACATGTTTTCACAATTGCAAAACTTGGTCAACAAAGAGCAACGCAAGCACCACGCACCATTAGAGGAATTGGCATCGGAGGCGGCACAGGATAGAGATGTTGTTGATGACGACGCGCCACCACCAATGGGACAACAAGAAGAAGTCAATCCCGCTAAGGTGTTCAACAAAAAGCATCACCAATTCAACCACCCTATGCTTTACTTCCACAAAGGACGAATGATGACACACGCTGAAATGCGCGCATACGACGACCATGACGGTTTTGATTCACATGCTGTGTCGCCACATAAGATAGAAAAGTGGTTTGCGCGCAATGGCGACCCAACGCAACGCATGAAGATGAAAGACTACAAAAAATTGTTGAAGAATAGAAACTATCCGTTTGACCTTTATGCACCGCACCCCGATGATGACCCGTTGCGATTCGGCAACAAACCGTCCGATATATTGGGCGCGTTCAAAAGGCAAGGACCAACTGCTCGCGAAGCACAAGATTATGACAAGAAGCGAGCCGAAAAAATGAAGAAAAGAATTGCTGAAATGGAGGCTGAAAAAATAAAGCCGTTCATGAAAGGACGCACAATACTCCGCCATAACAATGAGTTCAACCAACTCGCGGACGAGTTAGGGATGCCGGTTGACAGCGATGAAGGCTTTGCGGGTAAGTTCTTTGAAGGTCATCAATTGCATTATTCACTGCAAGATTTCCACGACGAAGCGCAGAAATGGTTTATGCCAACCGCGCCAACATTAGACGACAAGGGTAAGCCGATACCGGGTGCTTATCAACAACCGATTGAGGGTGAAGCCCCACTTCATACAGAATTGTCGGACGCGATTGACAACCACCTTGAGAAAGAGTTTGAGCAATTCCTAAGAATGAAAGCAATCATGCACACCATCAATATGCAAAGAGAAGGTGATGCGCCACCACAGGAGGGTGAAATAACGGTAGCGCAATTCCGTCAAATGAATCAACCGGCTGAAATGGGTGGTGATGTCAAGGGAATGATGAACTTGAACGCGAAGATTGACGCAATTATTGAAGGCGCGAAGGGTCAAGATAGCGAAACAGGCAGAACAATTTATCGCTTTGGTGATGAAGACATATCACAGCACGACTACATGGATATGCGCTACAATGATTTGCAAGATGCAGGTCAAAGCGAACCCGATATGTTCACAGATGGCACACACAAAGGTCTTGCTGACATGCTTGATGCATACTTTGTCAACTACGAGAAAAACCCAATGGTTGCGAAGGACAAAAAGTTGGTCAAGTTTGGCGCGAACATGTATAAAGCGCATTTTTATCCGAACATGATGTTTGAATCGCTGATGAAGCGCAACGATTTGCGCGATTATAATGATTTAGAGCGCGCGTTAAAGGAAGACCCGGAGTTTGCGCAACAATATGCAATGACGATAGGGTTGGTTGAAGCGCAACACCCGAATTGGCAAGGACTACCGATTGATATTAGCGAACACCTTGATGACTTGAGCCATGTTGGTGGTGTAATGAATGATAAATATGTTCCAAAATACGGCACAGCGAGTCATCCGTTGTCGCAAGCCTCTCCTGTTGTGCCACAGAAGCCGGACTTGTCGCAGGAGATACAGAACATTCGCGTAATGCAACCTCAAACCGCAACTCAACCCGGAGATTACCCGGTAGTGGGTAGTGAATACGGATTATCACCGGATGACCCAATGATGACAACCCCAATCTCGCAACAGATACCTCCAATCACAGGTCAAGAGCAAGGCGGAGAGCAGACAACGCCGCGACCAATGCCCGCGATGATGAACCCTCAATACCCCGGTGTGGAGATACCACCACCTGCTGACGATGACACGCCACCGCCGATGAGTTGAGTTCTTGATTTCTCGGTCTTGTCTTGAACAATACATTTATCGTTATTGTAGCGATAAAGAAACAAGAAAACAAGAATAAGGTGAATCAAATACCTTTATTTGATGCACACTTCACCCTACAACCGAGGGAACGCTATGCAATCGGGCAGTAATCCACATAACAAAGACGAATTGAGAATACTTGGGCTGATTTCTTTCGTATCAGTCTTGGTGGGGTGCGCTGTCGCGGTGTTTGACGCAGAATTGTGGCTTGTTGACCACAATAGCGTCCGCACGAACGCGCTGACATACACAATGGGCGCATTTACGCTACAAGGAATGTCATATTTCCTTTGGAAGATGCTTGCACAAGACTCAATGGACCAAAAAGCAAGTCTTGCAAACATGCAAAAGACCATGACGCGACAAATGCAAAAGCAACAGATGGGATTCGCGCAAAAACAGATGGAAATTGAGATGAAAAAGCAAGAAATCCTTTTCGCTAACCAATTACAGCAACTTGAGGATGACCCGGAAGTAATTCAATACCTGCAATTGCAACAAGAGATGCAAGAGGCGGCAGAAGAGGCTATGAACGCACCAAATCATGAAGCGAAGAGCAAAAAACCAATGAAATTAGGTGCTAATCGCGAGAGAAACGCTGACGGCACTTACAAGAAGAGCAAAAAGGAGTGAAGACGATGGGTTGGTTGTTCAAAACCCCAAGCGATGACGCTACCGAAGCGACATTACGCGCATTACACACTCAAAATACACTTGATACCTATTACGAGCGCGGAAAGGGTTTACTTTTTGCAATTTTGCTCGCGGCAATGACAGGATTAGGCGTATCATGGTTTGAATACGGCACAGATTTTAGTCTGTGGGAAAATACTGTTGAATGGGCGCGAAATAAAATTGTAGGTTGGGTTTCTTGATATGGTCGCGACAATGGCGGGTAGCGCGCTCATGGGTGCTGTCGTTTATGGTCGCGAACTGTATAACTTTCTCAAACCGCGCAGAATTGGCGTGTATGGACCAACTTTAGTCGGGAAAACCACGCTTGATGCGTTTATGAGAACACCGGGAGAGATGGAAGAGGTTGAAGAGCGAACAATGCACCCAAAACGCATCTTGGCAAGCGGTCATGTGCTACCAAAAGCAACAAGAAAGCGTATTCGTTGGAAAGGTGAGAAAAGAGTCGTGCATTCGGCAGATATTGGAGGCCAACAGCGTTTTTGGAATCTATGGATTGATGATATGGTGGATAGGCAAGTGGAAATCGTTATTTTCATGACTGATACTCGCGCACTAAGGGGGAACGGCTCACAAGTTATTGATGTTGTTGGAGGATTGGAGTTTCTTGTTGATGCGATGATTGAAAAGCGATGGAATTATCGTCGGTTAAAGACGCGATTGAAAGGAAAACGATATGCTCCGAAACAAGTGTGGATTATTGCAAACAAAGCGGACGAATGGTGGGATGAGAATGCAAACATTTTGTGGCAATCTAACCGTCTTCGCGAACATAAAGTGTTTGATGTTCACAGACCTGCAATGCGCAGACTACAAAAAGCGGGAATCCCTTGCCGCGTGTCAATGATGGCTACAAACATAGGGTGGAATGTTGAAAAGACACTGCTTGAAATGCTTACATGGTGATGAAATATGCTTAGAAATAAATCGCAAACCGAACTATTACGCCTTGCCGCACAGACGAACATGCCCTTAGCGCAAATGCAACAGCAAGCGCAATTACAAGCCGCGATGCAAGAGCATTCGGGCGTAATTGAAGTGCCTCAAGTTAATTTTTACCCTTCACGACACCCTAACCCGGCAAAAGCGCGCCGCAAGGACATTAAGCAAGCATATCGCTTGTTGAAACCGACAAAGAGGAGCATTTTTTCACCTCGCAGATGGTTTTTTGGTGGTAAATACCGATACAACACCAACACAATGCGATGCGTTATTGATGGGGCAGATGTTGAGAATCTTATCCGTTTAGCGGGCAACATTTACGACCAAATTATTGATGATGAAACGGGCAAGTCCTTGTGGGAGTTGTATTTTCACAATCCGGTCACAGGAGAGCCGGAAGCGTTTGTAGCGCGCGAAAATGTGACAAGCGGGCGCAAATTACGCGGAACTTACTGTCCCGAACATTTGCATTTGTATCACATGCTGACAAAATGGGAACGCGAAGAAGAAGCCGAGCAAGAAGCGAAAGGAGGAACGCTCAAGGCGAAACTCAAGAAGGGTGTGTCGGTGGTAGCAGTTCCTATCAACACCATCAAGAAAAAGGACAACACGCCACCAACACTTGCTAAATACCAACCATTCTTTGAAATGCTCAAGCAAGACAACATTCCTGTCACTCACATGACGAATAACGCGACAGGGGTGAACGACTTGGTTGTTGTTGTCTTTGATATGCGCCAATTCCAATCGGGAGGCAACACAAGGGTGCTTTTTGACGCGTTAGCGATGCATCAAATGCAACAACAGGCCGCGCAAATGCAACCAATGCCCTTACCGACAGAATCAAATGATGGGAGCGCGTGAGGTGGTATCATGGTGTGGCCTTTCAATGGTAATCAGCAACAACAGCAACCGCAAGGTGCATTGAATCTTGGTTTGCCGAACGGACAACAACAAGTGTCAAATCAACAACAGCAGTGGGGACAGCAACAGCAATACGGTTTCCAATATCAAGCACCTCCTTCGGAGATGGAGATTTTGTCCGCGATGATAACAAGCAATCCAATGATTGACAAATGGCTCTCCGATAACAACGGAGAGAACATGAACATGCTTGTTTCGTTGTTAAGTAGTCTTGTCGCGGTATCAATGAACACGATTCTTGCAAACACGCGCTTAATTGAAGATGGGGACGGCTACAAGTTTGATTTTAGCGGCGTTCAAGGTATGCCAACGGCTGATAGCGTCATGATGAGTCAAACACAAATCCTCAACAAAGCGTCTAACAATGTTCAGCAAAAAACCATGCAGTTTCAACAAATGGTTAATGTAGCCAATCAAGGAATTATGCAAGGTATGTTGAATGAAGCGATGACTGACCCCGGTATGATGCAAAGTGTTGGTGGCGGTCTTGGTTCGTTAGTGCGCGGATTAGCAACAGGTGGTCGTTAAGATGCAAAGTGGAGATTGGACGGGCGGTTTGTTCACCGCCATTAGCGATTTTAGCAACATGCGTAAATCAGTCATCGTTGACATGATTATGGTTCAACTTATCAGTCTAACACTTGGCTGTTTTATCATCATCGCGTTCAACAGCAACAGCATGAGTTCAACAAACTTGTCGTATTTGCTTGTTGTTCTGTTTGCGCTATTCAGTTTTACCGGAATTGTTTATCGCAGATTTGCGCATCAAGGTTGACCACTTACCAATCGGGCATTCGCTTGACCTTAGCGTTGTTTTGAAGTTCATGAAACAGCCACATAATTCACAACGCGGAGCATCATAGTGTTCGCAAGTGTGGCAAACCTTCAATCTTCTATCGCGCTCTTCATTATCCACCTTTCTGTTCAGTAAAGAGTCTTTAACACCCTTGCCAAGACTGATTGCGGCAGTTTTGTTAAGCGGAATGCCCGCAATTCGGGGTGTCTTTTTCAAAGGGCGCATCAAAAACGCTATAACACAATGATTTTCAAGTGTTTCGCCATGCCCTTACATGTGGGCGAAAGAATTACGCGAGCATCTTGTAACTTTTGTCAAGACCCGGAACGCGATATGTTGGAAGAATTGATGCGTGATGGAATTATCACTGCGAAGCAATTGGATAAAGACAAAGGTTGGCGCGAAGGAACAGCAGACCGCCACTTCCGCAACCACATGGGTGAATACCACATGGGCGCAAACAGCGATTGCGCGTTTTGCACATCGCCTAAACGCGAGTCGCTTGAAAAAGCATACTATAATGCAACGATGACTACAAATGAAATCGCAGAAGACATCGGTATGCCGGAATCAAGCGTGTATCACCATCTCAAATATCACTTCAAGCCTATTGTGCAAAAAGGTGCGGCGGACATCATCGCTATTGAAGCAGGAAACGAAATGACATCAATCCGCAATAATCTAAATCGTTTGAATGGTGAATTGGGTTTCTTTCTTGATGATGCAGACCGTAATGACCCACAATATGTGCGCAACATTGTATCGCTTCACAAAGAAGTTCGCGACACAATCAACATGATGATGAAGATTCAAGACCGCGCCGCAGGTAATGTGACAGAAAATATCAACGCGCAAACGATTAACATTCTCAAGGTTGAGTTAGCGAAGGAATCTCCCGAAGTGTGGCGCAGATTGCGAGGTAAACTGATGGGTGATGAGGCATGAATGAAGAGAAGGCAGTGTATGTGCCATTTATTCAATGCGATGACATTACAGACAACGACCTGTTGTTGTTGAGTCGCCCATTAACGACAGAAGAGTTCCCGCGTTTTTTCAAACTTACACATCATGTCATTGACCGATGGCATCATGCAGTGAGCAATATGGCTCCCTCCATTTATGCGGAGTATCATACGCACAGGGGTATTCTTCGCGATGTTGAAACTCAATTCAAAATACTCATGGTTGATGATGGCGAGAAGTTCATTCAAACAAAGAGCATACTCGCGCATCAATTAAGCGCAGTTCATCTTATTTTCACCTCTTACGCGTCTGCATTTACGGGTAATGAAGATGTGTGCATCTTCTATTACAACATACCGAGTGTTCTCCAAAGGTCTTTTGAAGCGATATGCAATGGTGATGACTAATGCCGATGGGAGAGGGGACAGGTAGCACATCGGGATTGAGATTCAATCCGCGATATAGCGCGGAAGAATTAGAAGAAGATTCAAACACAGGTCGCGAAGACTCGGAAGAGCGAGCAAAGCACAATGCGAAGAAGCAAGAGAAGCAGGAGAAGCGCGCTCGTTTGTTGCAAGGTATTCAACACTTACAAATCAAAATACCACAGCAAAACAAAGAAGATGAAGAACGACCTACCGAAGAAGCAGGTGAACTTGCAGGGCAAGTCGGACAGGCTGACGCGATTGATGGTGCTAATCCACGCGCTAACGGTCAAGGCATGGGTGTTATGACAGGCGAACCAATGGACCTCGCGTTTGATGTCATAAAAAAAAAGTCAAAAGACGAACCCAAATACGACAGGGACAAGCCTCAACCCACTACAACCATTGACACTGTTCGTGCGCGACAACGCGCAGAAAGAGGCAGAAAGAGAAGCAAAGGTAAGAAGACTCTTGAAACTGTGAAAAACAAGCGACGCAAAAGAGAAGGCAAACCGCTAAGGACAGGTTCAAAGCGTAATACAAAAGGTGTCACGCGACAAAGAGCAGGAACGCAAGCCGGATTGCTTTCACCTGCTTACAGCAGAATGTCCCCAATTTACTCTCGTTATGTAAGTCAATTTACAGGGCGAGGGCAACGATATGCGCGACCGGCAATTGCGTTCGCCAATCCAAGAGCAAAAGCGGCACAGCGACAAAGAGATGAAACAAGAGAACAGCAACCAACTCAAGATTTAGCACCTCCAATTCCTACCATTACCACAGAATCAAGAGTGCCACACGCTCGCCGTGGTTCGCCGGAGCATCGCGATGCGTTACTTGGGCCAAAAAAGATTCACACGCCCCGCAAACCAAAAACACCAATGGGTGCGGAACACTCACAGGCCACTGATTTGGCAATGGGCGGCTCATCACCACTTGGAGATTCAGCAGTTCTTGCGTCGCTTGAGTTCATCAAGAAAGGACCGATAGGCGATTACTTGAGAGCAAGAGCGTCAAGACCGCGCATGACTCATGCTGACAAAATTGAGTATCGCAGACTCGTTGCTAAGTTGGAGAAATTGTTACGCGGATTGCGTAAAGCCGACGCTTCGCTTGACCCTGCACCCGATGGTCCAACTCCTAACGCGCATCGTCGCATGACTTCTTCACCAACAGGCGCGACAGAATCCGACCCGGATGATGACCCTACAATGTGGGGCGCACACGCTTACGGTTTGTATGTGAGAAGGGGTGGTATGACATGATTATCTTGAAGGGTAAGGGTGTATTCAAGCAACTGCCCGATGGCACATTGGTGCGTATGTCGTTCCCCGGCCCGGATTCACCACACGATGAGATGTCCCACTTTCACATAGACCATAAAACCAACAAACCACACGCGGAGATTCCCGACGATATGCGTTATTGGCCGAAAGAAGCGGCGGCTCGCTTCTATGCTGACGAACTTATCGCGCAAGGTTATCCGAAAGAGAAGGCTTTGGGTTTCGCGAAGAATGTGATGAACCAAGCAACGGCACGATTCAACGCAATTAAGAATAAACACGGTGATGACAAAAACAAACTCCCGCGTCCGTTTGACGAGAACGGTGAATTGAACCCTGCTTACAAGACAAACACATACGGCACTCACGAAGCAAGAAGAGTTCCTTCATCTCGCAGAAAAACAACCAACCACCGTGGTGATGTTATCAATCTCCACGCTAACAACGCGCCACACCCAACAGCAGGTCGCGCATTGGAGTCTGCCGCGTTCCATACTCACAAAGAGTTTCAAGACCTCAACAAAGAGTTGGGTTTTGAGAGTCAATTGGGGTTAAGGTCAAATGTTCTTGAACCTCAACATATCATACGCGCACCGGGCGAAGATGGAAAAATGCGTGGACTGTTGCGACGATACAATTCAAATGAGCGCGACCCTACTCACCCCGATAACACACATGCATTCCCCGAACATCATCGTGAAGCGCGACGCAATCAAGCCTTTTACGGTCAAATCAGTCCGTTTGATATTCTTGCAACTGTGGCTCAAAGACACCCGCGCTTCTTTATTCCACACACAGGGGCAGGTCGCCCTCCTGCAAATGTCATTGAAGACTTGATGGCTCAAGGTGTAGGTAAACAATTGGCAAATCAAATGGCTCGCGCACCTATTGCTCAAGCCATGTTGGGGCGAGGTAAACAAGGTTCGGGAACTCAATTCAACAACTTGCTCAATTCAATTAGCAACCACTTGGAGATAAAGCAAAATCCCGATGTTGCCAATCTATATCGGAAACACAAGGGTCAATTCGCGAAGAAAATCAAAGGAATGGATAGAGGACGAACCGATGGTGCAATTCGTTTGATGGCGATGTTGAAAACAGCGCAAGAGTTAGATTCCGATGTGAATGCGGCTCTTGGTTCATCTCCCGCCCCTCAATCAGTCATTGAAGGTTGGAACTCATTTTCTGTCCAACAAGGGGGCGAACCTGTTGACTTTGAAGCAATGGGTATCGCAGATGACCACCATGTAATGAGCAATAGAATTGACCCCGACACAGCGCACTATTACGACACAATCCCTCATCACATTGACATGGACGACACAGCAGGTGCGCCGGGTGGCGCGTTGCCTCCGCCCGATGGTGGCGATGGTGGAGCAGGTGGCGGTCCACCGTTAGACCAACTTACTCAAGAGCCATCTGCTGATGACCCGTTCGCGGCTCAAGGTGGAAGCACAGGATTCCGCGCAACAGGTGGGTTCTCACCGTTTCCCGCATTCGCGCCACAGTTTGACCCCGACCAATTCAAGTTCTCCGAAGACGACCCGATGGGTGCTATCGCGACAATCATGGAACGCGTTCAGCGACACGATACATGGGAAGATGCGAGCATCATGAAATCTGTTTCACGCGTCAATCTCAATCCAAAAAACGCACACGACATGCGATTTTTGGCAAAGAAAGTTGAACTTGAACCGGCTGATGTTCGCGCTATCGCGATGAGTATTGGGGATTGGGATAGAGTTGCGAAACATTTTCAAGTAGGACGCGATGTGGTTGATATTATCAAAGCGTCATGCATGGAGGTCTTATAATGAATATGAAAGACGAAATACAATGGAATAGTAGCATGATGCAAGATGGGGTAATCCTCGGAACAATGGAATATATGTATAAAAAAGGACACACTTTGCAAGAAGCAAATTATGTCCTCTTTGATGACACCGACAACTCTTACGCGCCTATTCTAAAGGCGATGTCAAGCGTCAACCAAACTCACCCCGACATTCTTCTCAAAGAAATGATTACCAAGAATCCACAGGCTCAACAGTTGCAACAGCAACAACGACCGCAGGGGCAAGCACTTGCAGGGGCAGGTGGTGCAACTCAATTTGGAGGCAACGCCCCGCGTGGCATGATAATGGACCAATCACAAAACTACCGCGCTACAAGTGCAGGAGATATGCGTCGCGAAGGACGAGCCAATCGTGCTGAAATAAAACAACAACGCAAAACTCAAAGATTGCAAGAGCGCGCGGAGGCAGGTAAACCTATAACAGCAGGTGAATACGCGAGTGCCGCAGGTGCTAAAGCGAAAGAAATGGGCGGTCGCGCTCTTGATGCGGCAGGTCGCAGTATCGCGGCAGGTGCAAGAGGCGCAAGAGAAAAAGGGCGACAGGCTCTTGGTGCGGCAAAAGATTTCTTCTCCGGCAGAATGGGTCGCGAAGCAGACGGTTCAGCCAAAGAGGGATTCCGCGCAAGAATGTCAAGATTGGCACAAGGTATCAAGAACACTCCAAAAGCGATAGTTGAAGGCACAACCTCAAGGCGCGGTCGTATCAGCAACGAAGGATTAAGAACAGACCAAGACGAGGAGATTCGTCGTTACAAAGACAGTATGCACAGTGGTGGAACTCAAGCCCAAAAGGATGAGTTGAAAGAATTGGAAGCGAAACGCGCGGAAACTCAAGCGAAAATAGATGACCCAAGAGCGAAGATGAGTTTGCGACGCAGGATTAGGGACATCGGAGAACGCGGAACATCACTCCCTCTCCAAGAAGAAGAAGCACCTCCAATGACAGAAGAAGCACCTCCAATGACAGAAGAAGCACCTCCAATGACAGAAGAAGCACCTCCAATGACAGAAGAAGCACCGGCAGATACACCACCACCAATGGAAGGGCCGACAACAGCAAAGCCCGAAACAGCATCACCAATCCCAACACCTGTGGAAGCAGTTGAGGGAGGCGCAAGCGCACCGGCTGTTGAAGCGGCGGCTACTGACACAGCAATGCCGGAAGAAGACCTTTACGCGAACTTTTCGGGAGATGAAGCGTTCGGTGGTGCAAAAACAACGCGAGGTAAAACTTCTCGCGCACTTGTTGATGCAATGAGAGGCTACGAAGGAAAAGACTTTGGTGAGTTAGAAGAGGCGGTAAGAGGCGTTCCTACAAAGAGTGGGGGTAGGCGAAGACTGACACCTTATCACCGAAGAATGATGGAACAACACGCTAAGAGGCGAGGATTTGGACCGGATATGGACGACGATTCACCGCCACCAATGGAAGCACCAAAAGCACCGAAACCACCGAAAGCCGACGAACCACCTCCAATGGAAGAAGAAGAAGAAGTCAAAGCGCGACCTTTGGTTGCCTTTAGCGAAGACCCGATGAGTAGCGCATGGAACGCGTTGATGATTTTGAAGCACAGGTGATGATGGGCTATGGAGGGCTTGAGCCTTGAAACCCTTGAAGAAATTGACTATGAAGTAGCGAAGCGCGACTTCAAGTTCTTCTTTGAGGACATTCTCGGCTTTCAACTCTCATGGCATCACGAAGAATGGTTCAACAATCTTGAAGCACAACGCAGATATTGTGTTAAAGCGGCGCGTGACCACGGTAAATCAACACTGTTTCTCGGCTACCTTCTGTGGAAAGTCGCGTTCAATCCAAAATGCAAGGCTGTTCTCATCAGCCACAGTTTGCACCAATCCATTCACCACATGAGGACACTCAACGACCTCATAGATGGCATACCGTTTCTCGCGAAGATGAAGAAAGCAGATTCGTGGTCAAAGACATTCTTTGGTTTCACGAACGGTTCAAACATCAGCGCGAAGTCGGTCGGTGGTGCAATTCGTGGTATTCACCCCGACCTCATTCTTTGCGACGACATTCTGTGGGGAACGACAGATACGGAACTACAAAGAGTCGCGAGTTGGTTCTATGAAGTTCTTGTGCCAACCCTGCACCACTCGTCAAAACTGATGATTGTCGGAACACCGTTTACACCAACTGACCTTTACACCGAATTGGAACAGCGTGAGGGGTATTTGGTTGAAACTTATCCCGCAATTGATGCGAAGGGTGTCGCTCTTTGGCCGGAACGATGGGACTTGGAATCGCTTGATGCGCGTCGCAACGACATGCCCGCCATTGCATTTGCGCGTGAGTATTTGTGCGAACCAATGGACGATATGAGCAGTTTGTTCCCGTCTGTTGTTTTGCAAGCCGCGAAGGACAGCGACTTGACATTGCTCAATCGCGCAGTTGGCGACCCCGATGACCAATACTTCGTCGGTTGGGACCCTGCTATTTCATCGGACAGAAGTGCTGACTACACGGTTATGGTTGTGCTTCGTCGTCCATCAACGAATCCCGAACTGCTTGAGTTGGTTCATGTTGTTCGCAGAAAGAACATGGACTTCCGCACACAGATTACGGAGATTCAAAAAATCAACGCGAAGTTTAATCCCGATGTGATTGAACTTGAAGCCAACAACTTTCAGCGTGTTTTTGCAACTGAACTTCGCGCGGACACAGACTTACCAATTAAGACATTTATATCCACACGCCAACGCCGAGAGTCGCTACTCATGGGTTTGGTCATGCGTTTTGAGAAAGAGCAAATGAGGCTACCGTGGGGCGATGAGTCTTCCCGAACCCTTATGAGCGAGTTAGAACGCGAACTACTCATGTTTGGTATGTCCAAGAAGGGCAAGTTGGATAGCATCGGTCGCCACGATGACTTTGCTATCGCTCTCGCATTGGCGCATTGGGGAACAACCGAGTTCCGCGAACGAATTGTGGATATTGACGAAATGATGGCGGGGTTGATTGATTGACTGAATACGAATACATAATGCATGAGCCGATTACGGCAGAAGAATTAGCGATGATGAGTGATGAAGATATTGCAAAAGAAGTTTCATTTTGCAATTGCTGTTCACCTTTTGAATTGGCAAATGAAGTTCTCAAAGCCAAAAAAAGAAGTAAACCATTTCACGGCTACAATCCAAACAAGCACAGTCGCAAGGGTGGATTGAATGCTAAAGGTCGTGCCGCCGCGAAGCGAAAAAGTGGCGCGAATCTCAAACCACCTGTCACAACGAAACCGAGCAAATTGAAAGCCGGTAGTAAGAAGGCCAACCGCCGCAAATCTTTTTGCGCGCGGATGGGTGGCGTAAAAGGTCCGACGAGTAAGAAAGGCAAACTTACACCGAAGGGCGCGGCGTTAAGGAGGTGGAATTGTTGAAGCCAATAGATGAAGCATGGTATGTATTAAAAGAAGATAATGACGATGACGCGAAAGCAAAAAAGGACATCATCGCTTGCTTGAAAAAAGAAGGCGGTGCTTGTAGTTTAGACGACTGTTGTAAAGCATGTGGTCAATCAAAAGAGGATTGTAAGAAACTCATCAACCAAATGGATAATGTCAAAATTAGCCCTCATGGTGATGTCATTTTGATGGACGGACTGTGATAATATGAACGAAGAATGCAATTGCGACCATTGCGTGTGCAACAATGCCGCGTTTGAAATGTTGGAGAAGAAACTTTGTCCCGCAGGTAAAGCGGCGGCGAAAAGAAAGTTCAAGGTTTATCCGTCTGCGTATGCAAACGGTTGGGCTGTTCAATACTGTCGCGGTAAGTTCCGTGGCGGTAAAAAGAAGGGGAAGAAGAAATGATACCAAGTGAAGCACTTGAAGAAGCGTGGGGCTTGATGAAGGGCAAGAAAGATGCTCCGAATTACAGACCATGTGAAAGCAATAAGTGCTGTGGCAACTGCAAAGCATGGGACGAATCAGCGACAGATAATCCAAAAACAGGCTATTGTGAATGGTATGATTTTACTTGCCGCGCAGATTACACATGTGATGCATGGGCCGGTAAGTGATTGTCATGTGGTCGGGGTCAATTCTCAAAGACGAAGCGTTTGAAAATGTCTTTGAGTCGCTATTGAAAAACTCAATTCAAGGCGGTAAAATTGGCGATGGTGAACCTACAACTTCCGCAGGTCAAGGAGAATTAGCCGGTGCGACTGACCCACCAAAACCAAACAAGATACAGGAAGAGGAAGAGGAAGACAAAATTGTTGATGCTGTCACACAACGACTGAAAAAGAACATGCCGCAAAACGGTTGGTTTCAATCAATGTTTGGTAAAGACGCGGAAGCGATGGTCAAAGAATTGCGAATGGCTCGTCGCGAAAGAAAGGATATGCGAGATGATATTGACCTTGCAATCAACGCCATACGATTAGCAAAGCGTGAAGAGGTTGATTCAACACTCAAGTCAATTTCATGGACGGAGAATCACCTTTCATCTATACGCGGTCTTGGTGTGTCCGACAGGGACTTGCAAGCGTTGAGAAAACACGGTTCTTCGCGAGAGTTTGCTTTGAGGCGAGCATGTAGTGAATGGGAGAAGGCGAATGATGTCATCTCAAAATTGGCTCAAGTTGAAGGTGATTTTGACGAAAACCAATTGGAAATGTGGTTGCAAGCAAATCAAATGAGAAAAGACGCGAAGAAGCAATGGAAGCAAACATTGCATTCAATTGACAATATCAAAAAGCAAGAGGCCATTTGGCTTACGCGCGCAACAAATGTCCTTACAGAAAGAGGACCGCTATCATCAAATGAGATTTTTAATTCAATCGGTTCTCCGAAACATCTTAGCGTTCGCAAAATGGCATCGCTGTTGAAGATGCATGGTGTTGAATACGACATTGAGAAAATAGGGACGAACTACGGAATAGTCCGCGATGACTTTGTTATTGTCAAGGATATTTGGGCTTATGCGGCAGGTTTCCTTGACGCTGATGGCTACATCACAATTACGAAGCGAGGCGAACCAAGAGCCGGTTTTGTCGCGACGGGTGGCCGTGGTAAGATTCATTGTGAGCAGTTGCACAAATCTCTCGGTTGTGGTGTGCTACAAACTGATTTGAAAATACACAAGAACAGTAAACGCACACAACATCGTCTTCAATTCTATGGCGCGGATGATTTGAGAAAACTACTGAAAGGTATTCGCCCACATTTGCAAATGAAGAAAGCACAGGCTACTGCTGTCTTGCAGTTGCTTGATTTGAGGGGGGCTAAGAGCAACCTTGTGAAAGCAAGAAGGGACGAACTTTACCGCGTAGTGAAGTGGGAAAATTGGAAAGATGTTCCCGAAGAGCGCGATAAGTTGCTCCGAGAGTGGAAAGTTGAAGAGCATGAAGTTCTTGCATGGGGACAACGGGACAACGAAGTTATCCGACTCGTTGATGATGTTCACCGCATAGAGAGGTTGATTTGATGGCAGAAGAAAAGAGAGGCGTAGTTGGCCGTTTTCTATCTTCGCTATCAAAACCATTCCGAAGACGAACCACACCCGAACCTATTATGCCTTTATGGAAGGCAGGTATTCAAGAGCCTGTCCTTGTTCAAGGTGTGAGCATTCCTGCTCTTTACGCGACAGTGCAAGAATCTGTTGTGTTGAGAACAACAATCAACACGCTTTGCCAAGAAGTGTTTAGGCGCGGTCATTATTGGCAAAAGAAGTTTCACAAGAAATGCACCAACTGCGGAGAAGAATACAAACACGACACTGTTGAGCAATGTCGCGTTTGCGGCAACGAAGAGTTTGATGTTCCCGATGTTGACCAAATCCTTTACCCGCGTTGGTTTTTGGAACAAAGAAACAGTATGGACCAATCATTTATGGATGTTATGCGCGAGATTGAGTGGGACTTGGATATTGTTGATGACGCATTTCTAATTCTCATCAAGGAGTATTTTATTGACCCCGATAACGGAGAGATTTCGTTCTTCCGTATTAAAGAAATCATGCGTGGCGACCCAACCTTCATGCGAATAGTCGCTGATAAAAGAGGGTCGCGTGGTGGCAGGTATCTTATTTGTCCTGTTCACCGCGACAAAACTTATCCTCACAATGGCGACCATCACAACTGCGATGTAGCCGGATGCGGATTACCTCTCCAAGATGTTCATTACATCAACACAGCAGGTAGTGGTAAAACGCAGTATTACATTGACGGTGAGATTATTCACACAAGCAAATACAATCCGTCAAAACTGTATGGTCGTAGCCCTGTTGCTACAATGTGGCGACAGGCACAAACACTCACAGCGATGGACAATTACATTTACCTCGCGTATCAAAAGCGAAGAATACCTCGCGGTGTTCTCGCAATCACAACCGATAACATTCAATCAACTGCATCGTTTTGGAAGGGCGCAGAAGAAAAGATGGAGCGCGACCCTCACTACATTCCGAAAGTTGGTATTGAATCAGCATCGGGTCGTGGTAAAGTTGAGTTCGTGCGTTTTATGGATAGCCTTGATGAAATGCAATACGCGCAAGTTCGTGATGAAGTAAGAATGCGAATTGCCGCGTTCTATGGCGTATCAAGCATTTTCATGATGGACGCGGGCAAGTCCGGTGGACTCAACAATGAGGGTATGCAAATCCTTGTAACAAATCGCGCTGTTGAATACGGACAGAAAATCTATGCGAAGAATCTTTTTCCGCGATTACTTCAAGCGATGGGTGTTGAAGATTGGGAATTGACACTTTATCCGAACGAAGAAGAGGATGATGTTACAAGACTACGCCGCGATGAGCAAGAAGTCAATATCGCACAGCGTATGCAACAACTTGGTTTCCAAGCAGAACTTACAGAAGATGCAGGTCGCGACATACGATTCGTTTACTCAAAGCCCGACCCACAGGAACAACAACAACAACCACCACAAGGCGGAGGCGGCGCACCTCCGATGGGTGGCGCACCTCCTATGCCCGGTGGCGGAATGCCTATGCCGCCACAACAAGGGCTACCTCCGGGCGGGGGAATGATGCCACCCGGAGGCGGGGGGCTACCTCCGGGCGGCGGACCTCCGCCCGGCCAACAAGGGCAACCAATCATGATGATGGAGAAAGGGGGCATGGTTGGTCTTGGTGAAGGCACAGGGCAACGCGATAACGGACCTGCGCCTCTTTCATCCGAAACTCATCTAAGCGGTTCTCCGAAAACAAAGAAAAATCAACGCGGCTCGGAAAAAACCATTACTGAACAAGCACTTGATGCGGTTGATGCCGCGAAAGACCCAACAAGCAAGAACAAAGAAAGCGGGTTTTAAGTGCCGATACCTTCAAGAGTCGGGCGGTAGTGGGGTTATCCATGACCGACCTACTGAATAAGATGGACCCGATGGTTCGTAAGTTGGAAACCGCGATGGCGGAGTTCAAAGTTGCTCTCGCAAACAACGACCTTGTATCAGCAGAACAATTTCTGCGCAGTATTCAATCAACAAGCGATTATCTCGCTGATGATGTCACCGCGATTTACAAATCGCAAACTGATAACAAAATTGAAGGTGTCAACGACCGATACGCGGGTGGCGTTCCTGTAATGCAATTCAACAGTATTGAAAATGTCATTGCTAAAGGAGAAGCGCGACCTTTGGGCTATATTGGCCCGGACAGAATCGGCGGCGTTTTCAAAAAGCAAGGGCAGGTGTGATACTTGAGTGATGAACCCAACGCTATGTTATTGATGAAAGCACTCATTGGTAAAATGGAGAGCATGGACGCGGAATTGAACATGTTGCGAAAGCAAGTGTCTAATCCTCAAGCCATGCTTCGTAAGTCGGGATTTGTCAAAGCCATAACACCTGCGAGCGAAGATGTATGGGGCGACCCACTTCGCGGCGACCGCGACGAAGTTATCGCTAAAGCAGGTGATGGAGTCAACGAAAGTTTAGGTATAGCAATGCCATCAACAAATGAAGAATGGCACGAAATGAGTTGGGAAGATATTCACGCGATGGCAAATGTCGCCGCAGAAGCAGAAGGAAGGAGGATTGACCCACAATGAAACCAATGAAAGTTGAAGCAGGTGAACACGCGCCCGATTTAGAAGCACTACTCAAAGAAGCCAAAGCCGTTGAAGGCAAGTTTGGTTCAAAGAATGCTGACGCGTTCCAAAGTGTTCGCGGTGTTGAAACTGTCAAGCCCGGTTATTATTGGACGAATCAAATGCCGGTTGATGTTGAAGATGTCAAGCGCGCTGAACCAAAGGCCGAGTCTGTTGACCTAAGCAATATCAAAGCGAATCCACATGAAGGCGCACTACCTGCTCACGAAAACAACGCAGGTGGCGACCCGGATAAAAGCCCACCAAGCGCGTTTAATCTAACAGACTACTATTGAGGTGGTGGTCGTGTGTCAAAAGAGAATGCAGTTCGTTATCACCAACGCGTGATGAACGACTACATTCAAGCACGATTCATTCACAAATCCGAAGCACTCAACGAAGCCGCAGATGTTCTGTTCAGCAGAAACAATTTGCTCAATTACGGCTACGCGCTACCACCATTTATTCGCGAAGTTGAAGCGCATATCCAAAAGGCTGTTGAGATTGAAAGAACAGCACAAGACCAACAGCCCGGCGCGCCGAATGTAGGCGAGCAGGGGTATGGTGAATCCGCAACCCTCTCCGATAGAGCATGGCGGCGTATGATGCGTGAAGGCCACGCAGGAGCGCAGACAGGTGTGGGTAAACGGCACTCGCGAAAAATGCGCGATGTTGTCGGAAGAGATTTAGACACAGATGACCCGAATCCAAAAGCGCGCAGAAGGGCGTTAGAACGCATATACCGTTGGCGAGGTAATCACAGCGAAAACCGTCAACACACCGAGTTCCAACCTCATAAGGCGCATCATTTAGCAAAACTCGGCTTCTTTGGTCGTCCGGGCGCAACACCTAACCTACACGGTCATACTCCGTTGGCCTTCAATCTCATTCAAGAAACATATCATCGTTCACCCGGCAAATTGGACGAGATGATGATTGAGGCTGAAAAGCACATGCCACCTGCCACGACAAGCGACCTCATGCTTGGTAAGTGGAGTGGTGATGGTGTCACACATGATAAATTGAGAAAGCAAGCGTTGAGAAGGTTTAGGGAAGCGCATAGAGAAAAGTTCCCTCAAAGCAGACAGCCCGACATCAATGATTTTTTCCACCACAAGATGTATGAGTTGCGCGGCGTTCCAAGCGACCAATTGTTTGATAGCGACTTGTATGACCAAGACACAGGACAGATGACCTACGCGAACATTGATGACATGGTGAAACAAAACCGACATCGCGAGATGGGATTCTTACCCGTTATGCTTGGTATCACGATGCTTGACTATGAAGACCAACTCAAAGTAATTGATTGGATGGTGAGTGGCGGAGGCGCAAAAACAGACGAGAACGGGAAGTTCCTTGCCTCCGAGAGTTTTGATGATTCGCTACTTGAAGAGGCGTTTGGTAATGAGCGACATGCGCGCGGTTTCGTATCTCGCAACATGAAGTTGTTTTCCAAAGCATTGCATCAACTCTATTCCGGCTTCCCCGGCAGTTCACATGCAGGAACAGTCGCGGGACGACCAAGCGATGAGCAGATGAAAGGGTTTCAAGACCGTTCACCAAAACTTGTTTTGGACGCAGAAGGTAATTGGCAACGCGTCGCAGGTAAGAACTCAATCCAAAGAAGGCGCGAAGAGTTTGCGAAAGACCCCGAAGCGGTCAATGACAGTTGGCGACAGAAGGGTATCAAGTTTGACGCAGACCGTTATGATGAGATGATTGAAGAAGTGCTTGGTAGGGATATAGCGGCGAACATTCGTAAAGTGACAGGCATCAAACACAAGAAGGAAATGCCGATTATTCCCGACTTTGAATATGCAATCAAGTTGGGTATCGTGTCGCCCGAAGATGTGCAAGAAGCACAGAATCACATTGTAGCGAGCGCGAATCATCAAATATCCACGGCAGAACACTTCGGTTTGCTTGAGAATTACAACCACACTCACAAATTGAAAGACCACACTTTTCATCCGAAGGACAAACCGGAATACGAAGAAACACCGCTTGACTTTGTTGTTCACGCTTTAGGTAATGGTATGGGTTCACTTTCGCGCGAATGGCATGAGATAGCAGACGCTTTTGCGGAGTTTGCCCCCGGTGTGTTTTTCAGCAACTTGGCGAAAGAAGTGCCTCCGAAGATTTTCCCTTCTCGCGGCCTTCCCGATACGAGAGGCAACTACAAAGGCAACAAACCCGTTATGCAAAGTTGGCAATACACCGACGACATGAGCAACGCTGAAAGGATTGAACACGCCAAGTCTTTGCGAAGATGGCTCAATGAAATGGGCGCGAGTAAAGAAGAGAAGGATAGCGCGGAAGCGAGATTAGCGGACGGTAAACGAGTTGAATATGAAGCCTATCCAAGCCGACCCGATGGTAAGTCGCAATCACAAGCAACGCGCGAAATAATGTCTTTGCCGGAAGATGAAAACAGACCGGGAGAGGGTAGCCTTGATTTGGACTTCTCTCAAGAAGAGTTTGAGATGGCTTTGAAAAACAATCCTCAATACTACCCCGCGTCGCCGGGATTGAACTTCTTGCATTGTTTACTCCCTTACAGCATAGACATGCCGATGGGTGGTATTCTGTCCGCAGAAGCAAAGTCGGGCAGAACCAACAACAACTATTCCTATCACCCTTCATCAACGCATAGAGCGCAAAGAGCCGCCGCGATGAGAGAAGCGGATGACGGAAGGACATTTCGCAGTGGTCAACAGATTTACAGTGAATTGGAACAGGCGACCAAAAAGCGTGGATTTTACGACCATTCATACAACACCAATCTAACCAAAGACGACGCTCTCGCGATGTTAGCAAGAAAGCATTTGTTGGTCGCTAACGCGCATCATCATCCGACAACTCACGATGAAAAACATCACGAAGAGTGGAAGGAGAGAGCCGCGAACTCAAAGTCAATCCTGTCGTCCAAAGACCACAAAGATGTCTTGGGGCGACCCGACGCTGATATGGCAAGTGAGTTGGTTGGCACTGAACCATTTGAAGACTACGGCAGTGCGATATACGACAGCGAGCAATACACGAAAGCGTTGGGTGCGCATGGTGATGGTAAGATTTTGAGAGTTCAAGCCTTGCACAACAAGTCATTTGCAGGATTGGGGGAACTGAAAGAGTTCATTCTCGCGAACACAACCGACGCGAAAGGAACACCTGTTGGTGAATTGGACTATGGCACACGAAAAAGAATCTTGGAGAGTGCAGAAGAAGGAGAGTTCAAAGGCTTCTATGTCAATGATGAGGGACAAGTGAAACGCTTGAACAGCGCGCCTTCCGAGCAACAACACTATCAGTGGGCTTGCAAAACAATCCGTGAAAGAGTCCGCGATGCAGTAAGAGATGGTAAAGAGGACATCGCTGACTTGGCAACTCAACAACTGCATCAACAAATGAAACACGCGCACAAAGTAACGGGTGTCAATCCAACACCATCTCCACATGAGCGTATGCAATACGAAATAGACCACGCGCTACAAACACATGAAGCAACAAAATTAGCAACAAAAGTCTTCATTCCTCTTATTCAAGCAACTCACCCTAACGCTCTCCGCACAGGAACAGCGCGAGAAAACAACGAGGCTCACCCGAACATGGCAGTTGTTTACAACATGGCTGAACGGTTTATGCGAAACAAGACACCGGAACAGCGCGAGAAGTTCCTTAGAGATGGCAAAGTGCATTATCTCAAAGAAGACGGTGATGTTGGAGAACTTGACATAGCGGACTTTTGTAGTGAAGATTTGAGAAATGAAATCCGCGACTTTACAGTTCCGCGCATGTCGTTTACTGAACCTGCGCCGGACTTGAGAAACGCGGAACAGCACTTCGCACCTTTGGCAACCAAAGGTCAAGAACCAACGGGCAATCATGTGCTTGAAGCGTTTGTCAATGGCGATATAGGTCGTCAAGACCCCGAATTAGGAAAGGAATACAGAATTGTTCAAACCGTCTTTAATAGAGCGCGTAATGCATGTAAGGACAAAAACAGCACCGAGGAATTGATGAAGCGAGTGTATGCCCGATACATTCCTCACAACAAGGACAGTCAAGAACCAATTGAGAACGCGAAGCATAATTTCATTCGCAATTTAGGCGACCATCATCATGAAGGAACATATCGCGTGGACGGTCAAACTGTAATCCCGTTGATGAGTGGCGGAGAGGGGGTTAGTATGCATGAGGCTCATGGTAATAGGCGGCGTAATGAGTTTATCTCACAAAGGACAGAAATCAAGGCGTTGAACGCTGTGTTGCAGGACATCAAATCTCAAACACAAGGCACACCTTATGCCTCCGACTTGGGCGACACATTTACCTTGATGGCTCAAAAGAAAGCGATGCAGAAACTACCGAGAAAATTGAAGGAGGTCTTCGCTGAACTCGCGAACCCAACGAAGTTGAAAGGTGAGAGGGGAGCCGCACCTGCTAAATTGATACAGCAAAAAGTCGGAGGTCGTCATCCCGACCACGCGCCTCTTCCTGCTATCAGTGATTGCTTGGCGGGTAAAGACCAAGTAGGAATAACTGCTGACCCTGCCTTCTTATTCCGCGATGCTTACATGGGACATGAAGACCCCGAAAGCAACAAACTGTTGTTGGATAATCCGAAGAAGAACCACTTTCACCAATCAGCAGGGCGGCATGTAGCGCATGTATCTCCCGATTTGCTGAAAGATTGCTTTGAAGGAATGAACAATTACGATGGTTCAATTTACCAAAACCATGAGCAACAACCATTACAGATTACTTCTTCTCAACTACCGGCGGGAGAGGGCATGAACACAGACCAACGCGCCGCACAAGTCGCAATGGACGCGGCAACCAACAACTCGCAACAGTTCTTTCAACTGTGCGCGGATAGGGTCACAGACGATACTTTACTCATCAAAGATGATGGCAGACCTGTTCCTATCAAATCAATGCACAGAATCTTTGACCTTGATGATTTGAAACACCTTCGCGGATTTAGCGGCGATTGGATTGCTTCGCACATACCAAGCGGTGAGCCTGTCATTCTGCAAAAGAAAGGTAAGCGCGTCAAAGCATACAACGCGGAGATGAAACTTGTTGAGTTAGCAGACTGTTGTGAAGAGGACATTCCTAAAGTGAATGACAAAGATTTCGTTGTTCACGCCGTCGTTGGTGATAGGATGGTTTACTTCATTGATTTGCTTGAAGCAGGTGATGAGAAGACACACAACATGCCCGCCAAAGATAGGGTAAGACACTTACGCGCACAATTTGAATCAACAGAAACCGTCAAGATGCCCGAACCATACAACACAAAACGCAGTGATGATGCAGGTTTGGCGCAAGCGGTTTCGTTGTTGCGCGACGAAGCACCAAGCGATATTCTGTTGCGCGATGCTTCTGCTACCTACATGAGAGGCGAGATACGACACCCGAAGTGGATTTTGTTAAGCAAGGAAAAGAAGGTTGATGTCATCGTTCTTGACCGCAAAGGCACAAATTATCGCATCGGTGTTGGTCCAATCATGCACCCCGAAAACTACGGTTCGCGTTCTGTTGAGTTTGAAGGCAATCATTACATGGATATTGGAAGCGCGAAAGGACCGAGAGGTTTTGACAAAGGGGAGTATGTGAGTGTATTCTGCACAGGCGTTTCATCCAATCAAGCCGAACACCCTGTATTCACAATCCGTTCTGCGCGTATTGACCGTGATGCTCACCCTCAAGCGGCGGATAGCGTTGAGTCGCTATCCATCATGCTTGGTGAATCCAAAGTGCCACACCGAGCGCGATTGAAGAAAGGTCGCATTCACATTGAGTTCCCTGCGGTTCATGATGAAGTCATTTACGATGTCATCAAAGAAGACGGTGGTTGGATGCTGAAACCACAGAAGAGTATGTGGGGGACTGATGATTACTTGTTCAAACTGTCCGAAGATATGCGACAGTTTTGGCAACCAATTGCAACAGTGTTGTTGAAGCGCGACTCCGAGAAGATGATTGACAGGGTTAATCGCGATGAAGACGATGAAGTGAAACCGGAAGAACCCGCAGGACACAGAAAAGAACGAAAAAAGATACTCCCGAAAGAAGAAGAAATCATCAAACGCGGTCTTGAGTTGCTTGAGCGATTGCGTAAGGAGAAGATAACACACACCGGAGTTGAAGGTCTTGGTGTTGATTTCGCAGATGCAGATGTTGAGTCCCCGCGAGGTCCAACAACCAACATGAATGATGACACAATGCCGGACTTTGACCCTGCGGCTCGCGAATACAAAGAAAAACCTGCCGAAACCAACAAAAAAACGAAGCGTATTCGCACCACTGAAGGCGAAGAAGCCATCACTGACCATCGCGGCAACATCACAATTACTGACCCGCGCGTTTGATATACTTGTAGCGCATGAACGAAGACAATGGCAATTCTTGCACCCTCTCAATCCACCCCTCTTGTTCTCAAGGGGTTCGGTGATGATTTGGTTGTCGCAGGTTATGCTTCTGTTGAGATGGTTGACAAGCAAGGCGACCTCATTACTCGCGGTGCTTTGAAAGATGCGTTTAACGGATTCATGAAAGCAGAAGGATTCCGCAATGTGCAACTTGCACACTCTAACATTCAAGTGGGAACAGTGATTCCCTCTTACACTGACAGCAATGGCCGCGTATGGAAGTCCGAAGTGGACGATACCGGAATGTTTGTTGTCATTCAACTACGCGGCGATATTGAAAAGGCTCGCGAAGTTGCATCCGAAATCCGCAAGGGCAACCTGCGGTCGTTCTCAATAGGCGGTCAAGCCTTTGAGCGCGTCAACAAAAGCGA